AGGATTATACCATTTTGAGTTGTCGCCTTGAGCAAGAAACTCTTTATTTATTCTATCTCGCTCAGGGTTCATTTCCCATTGTTGCCGTGCCGAGTCAACTTCGTAGTCTTGGTCTCCACCACCGCCTGTACCTTGTCCTCTATAAGACCCTAATTCATTACCTCTAATATAAGCTTGTTCAGCTTCCCAAGGTGTTTGTGGTGGCCTTTGACTTGCTATTAAATCGGCATTAGACATACCAGACATGCCCTCCATCATACCAGTGAAGGGATTAATTTTCTCTTTTATTATTTTATCTCTACGTTCCCGTTTATATTTTTCAATGTTAGCTTTACCGCTAGGCATACCAAACGCACCCATACCTAAAAGAGCTGCCATAGCCGCTAACCCTGCTGCGCTTGACAAAGAACTCCCTGCACCGCCAAGACCTAAATTACCAGTACCAGCACCGCCCCAACCCATATTTAAAGCAGGAGCAGCAGCATTACCACCACCAAGACCAGCAGCAGATCCAGCATTCCAAACGTCATTAACTGTATCAATAGTATCATAGACATTATATGCGTCATTCCATACAGATGAACCATTACTTTGATTATTGCGATTTTGTGCATAAGAAACATTTCCACCATAGGACGGGCGGTTATAAGAATTTAACGTATTCCTAATATTTTGATCTCGTGTGGTATAATCTCGTGCCATTAAATCAATCCTTCAAGACATTATATACTATTTTGTGACTAAGGTAAAGGTACTCTAATACCTTTAATATGACCACCATTGAACTCCATCGCTTATAATTTGTAAGCTACCATAATTGCCCGAAAGCGTAGTGGACGCATTACCATCAATTTGACCTGATATTGTGTTAGATCCATTGTGATTATGATTTTTAAGTATTACTCTTCTTCCTATATCTTTTTCGCCAGCTAAAGTTAATGTGTTGCCAGCAGTTGCAAATAAAATAAAGGTTTCATTTCTACCTAAAGTGTGATTGCTGTTTACGTTAACGACAGATTTAACACCGTTGTTGTAGAGAATAAGTTCGTTTAATTTATTAGCTGCATCCCGTAACCACAGAGGCATATTACTTGTGTAGGGATCAAGGTTTTTAATAGACACCTGATGCCTCCGCATTAAACTCAAAGCCACTAGCCTTAGTCCAATTCTCAAAGTCAAATTGAAAACTATGATAACGGTTATTGTTTGAAAATGGAGCAAATCCCGTATTATTAATATCGATTGCACCTGTCGGAACAGATGTAGATTGATAATTTGCACGACTAGAAATAGTCACGGTAATATTGCCATCAATCTGAGGCCAGACCTGTGACAAAACCGCCCTTTGACCTGGAAAAAGTTGATACTCTCCAGTTTTAATGCGGCCTGGTAAGGCAGGACCAGTAAAGGTTGCAAGTTTATGGTCAAGATCAACAGCGTAAGTGCTTTGCGCTCCACCCTTGAAAATACGACTGTCAAGAGAAATCGTCATAGCATCTAAGTCAGGGTATAAAACGTCTAATTCCTCTAGAGTTGAGCCGTTTGAAAATCCGTTAAAGATTATTTCATTCTGTACACTAGCCTCTGACCAACGCTGTGTCTCATAGTTATAAATAATTAACCAATTTGGCAACTCATTGTCACTGTCAAGGCCAACATACGACCATGTAATTGTTTTATTTACGGGATCTACTACTGAAGTAATTTTATAGGCAAGAGTTAATGCTAATTTATTAAAGAAGTAGCTGTCTACCTTCTCCGTGCTTATAGGCTGTGACTGTGTGCCATCAGTAACATAAAAACCATTATGAGAAATAAAGTATGTGTATATTCCATTCTGTACGACTGATCCTCCGTCAATAGTGCCTCGATTATTTTCAATTACGTCAAAACTAAAATTAAGGGGTGGGCCTTGGTAATTCATTCTTGTAATATATCTATCTTGAAATATAAGACCAAATTCACCACCAGTAACGGCACGTATAGCACCACCCTCTGGAAGTATTTGTGAACCACTTTCCTCTACTCCTGCTGTCCACTGCTCAATGTTATTAATGCCTGACCATTGAACTTTGTTAGAAATCGTTCCAACATTACCTAGTACTAAGAAGTCGCCAACAATGGCTAACTGGCTTGCTTTGGGTGGAGAACCAGCCAAGGCAGAGAATACCGTATCTGTTTCAACATTTAATTTTTGTATAACGTCATCTTTGTTAGTAGCAACACAAATAGTGCCAAATTCAGCAAAATTCCAAACATTTTCAGTAGTTGTGGCATAGCCAGTGTTAATTGCAGACCAATTTCCAGATGTATATTTATACAGTTTGGCTGTATCACCACCAAAGGTAAAGGAGACACCAGACTGATTTTTTAAAGAAGTAGCACCACGAGCAAAGGTCGTCATACCTGTGCCTTGAGGCTCAAGAGAGTAAATAGGACGGTAATATGTATCACCAATTACATTTAGACATTCAACTAAGCCTGGGTTTTCAAACTCATCTCTATCTGGTAGCCACTCTGGAAACTTCACACTATATTCCTTACTGTTGGCATTAGAGCAGCAGCACCTACTCGTGCCTTACCCTCTTGAATTGTCAATTCACTAATAGCTTGATCAAGTCTTGCTTGCCACAACGGTATTCTAGCATCATTATATAAAAAGCTCTCAGCATTAACTAGTGACCCAAACAAATAAATATCAGAGTGATCTGTTAGTAACCAATTAGTAGTGTTCGTGTCGCTCAATGCAGGAATTTTTGCAAGGTAATCTATTTCAAGAGCTGCTGTAGCAGACGAGGTAGGTGCAGGGAACAACTTAAACTGTCTGTCCTCCACTGTGTACGCAGTAGGGTTTCCCGTCTGCCCAGATGCCTTAAATGCAGTGAGTTCGGCTGGAGAATAATACCTTAGCAGTCTATTGATATTACCCATAAACCTAATAGCTCTAACTTGTAAGAAATCGTCTGGAACTTGAATATACTCACCACCAGCATTGGCCTGTGAGCGTGTCTCCATCTCAGTGGTGCGAATAACACGGTTAAATCTATCCTCTGCCAGACTGATGAACCCAGGTATGTCATTGACTAACTCAGAGCGCTTTAACCAGCTTGCAATAGCAGCCTGAAGTTCACCATAATTATTGATCATATCGTAATCTCACTTCTCTTTAAATAAGCGTAATCGCCACTGTTAAGTAATCTCTTTACACCAGGCATATGGTCTGGGTTCATTAAGTCAATTCCGTATTTAGTAATCCATTCCATTTGTACTACCGCAGGAATACTTGCAGCGTGCCACATCTCACTTCTCTTATCAAAACCCTCATTGCGCTGAAACTTGTTAATCTCTAAAATGTCAGAGCAGTCTTGTTCAGTGCGAATAAAGGTAGTGTCAGTGCTTTCATCGTAGTCATGGTAAGTAGAGATTTTAGTAGTTGGATCATAATCTAATAATTGCTTAGTCATATTATTTGTTTCTTTCTGCGATATAGATCTGCCTCATATGGAGTAACTTTACCTTTGCCGCCAACTTTAATTACGCCATTCTTATGTGTGAACGGGCCAGGAAGTATATTAGTAACCTCTACTGTGCCTTTAGGCGGTGCAACTTTAATTTCTTTATTGACACCAACATTTTGATGCAGACTTAATATCTTGTCCTGTATTTCCTTTGCGGAATATGTCTTTTCTTTTTTCTTAGTAGCCATTGTACAGTTCCATTAAAGAAGAGAAGGGAGGGCCGAAACCCTCCCCCTCATGATAGTTAAGTTAGATCGTAAATTCCACCTGAAGCGTCTTCGTTCTTAGAACAAAGAGTTAATTCAGTTGAAAGTTGCTTACGACTAGCATGACCAGTTTTAGCAAGATCTTCAACCTTCATAGGCTGTAGAACTTTTGACCCAAAGTATTCCATATCAAGAAGATACACAGTACTTGTAGGGCAGAAACGGTCAGCAATAACCTTATGCTCGCCAAAGTCGGAGATATAAAGGTCAGCAGCACCCATGATAGATGCTTGCTTCATAGTTTGGCCTGTATCACGGTAAAGACTAGCAATACCAGTAAAGGTAGATATTTTTTGCTTCTGTGAGCTATTCACAAGAACAGTTGATGGGTTACCACCAGCAGCCCATACATCAGCAATAACGCCTTTAAAGATAGTTTCAGTCAATGCACGGGCTGTACCAGCAGTCGGAGCATCTACGATACCCGTTCCGTTGTTCCAACCACCAGCAGCACCAGATCCAGCACCATGAGATGTGTTAGATGCTAACCATGCACCGACACCAGCAGACTTACGAGCAACAGATGCTGAACCAGCAGCAGATGCATTAAGTGAACAGAAAGATGATTCAATATCACGCTTCAATTCACGCCCACGCTTAGAAACTTGGTAAGAAATTTCTTTACCACGTCCAGCAGTTTTAACCGCATCGGCAGTAGATGAAACTTCAACCACTTTGTCCATTAGCTGTGTGTAGTTACCAACACGAGTAGTTGGATCTAGTGCGTCATTAACCGCATTATCGCCTTCCACCACTGCATTATTTGCTGTGGCTGCGTCTAACGCATCGATTTGCCACTCAGGTTTAGTTGCAGTTGCAGTGCCTTTACCCATCGCAGTTACGAAAGGTGTTTCCATAGGCGAAATATCATAGATAATATCGCTTAAGTCTTCACGAATACCAATTTGCTGGTATGTTTGAGTAGTACCTGTAGGAACAGTCATTATATTAGTCCTTAAAAAAGACCCTCAAGAAGTTTGGCTGCACTATGTACGTTACCATTTTTCTTGTGGGATTGTAAATTTGCCTTGGCAGCACGAGTTTTAGGATTGCCTTCCTGTCTTGCCCCAGGCTTTATAACCTTTGGAGCATTAGTCAACTTATCTCTGACTGTCGTTTTGTTAGCCATTAAAGCATCATACTTTTGAGCTTTATCAAGAATAACAATGTCAGCAGAGCGAGCCATCTCTAATTCACTATCAGCATATCCAGCTTGTTTTGCGTATTCCAAAACTCCATCCCGATATTGTGCGTCCTGAATAAAAGCAGGAAGAGCCTGGGCGAGTTCGCCATTGCGCTGATGGTAAAAACCTTGGCGCTGTTCTTGCTCTTGCTTCATATTTTCGGCTGCATAATAGTCGGCCTGTTGTGTGGCCTGATTGCGTAATTGGATCATCTGATCATAAGCAATCTTCTCATCACGGTATCGTGCTGGATCATGTACTAGTAAATCAATATCAGGTTCAACTAAGCCTTGGTTGACTTCATCCCGTATATTTTGTGCGTACTGTTGGCGTTCATGGTTTAATTGCGTCATAGCAGCTTCGTATTGTCTCTTCTGCTCAGCAACTTCGGTAGCCTTTTGCTGAAATCCCTTATCTCGCTCACCTTCCCTAGCCACAATAACGCTCTGTGCTTCGGGTGGAAGTGATGAGAAAACTTCTTTCTGCTCATCTGACCAACTAACAGGTGCATCGATGACCTCGGCATTGGCTGCTTCTGCCTCAACCTCTGGTTCTTCTTCTGTTAGTTCCTCTTCTACTGGATCTTCTTCAAGTACTTCTTCACCGTCTTCACTGGCCTCAACTTGAGGTGCTTCCTCGGCTTTTTCTTCAGCAAATGTTCCTTCGTCAAAATCGAAATTGGCTAGGGCATCTACTGCACCATCGATAGTTCCATCATGTGTCTCGGCTGTCTCTGACTGGGCCATTCTACAATCCTTTTAAATTACGTGTAAGTGTTTATGGGTAAGCTGCTCATGCTCCACCCGTTCAAGTTCTGCTTTGGCAAGTTTGCCTCCACCTATAACGCCATTGATGTGACTTTCAATCTTATCCACAATACCAATAGCGATATAACAGTTTTCACGACCCTGGGTATCAGTAGGGTGTGAGGCTACAAGTGAGTTCATGTAACCTTGTTTAATTGCTGCAATAGCGTCTGACAGGCCGTCTTCTTTGGACCACATCATAAATCGTTCTGCTTTTGCACGTTGTTGTTCTAAACTCTCAGCCATTATCTACTCCTATAAAGGTACTATGATACCCTATTTTACCTAAAAGAACAATATCCTAATTAATTTGATATATAAGTTGACAGGTCATTACGTTGTTGATATAATAAATACAGTTACAAAGACAAACAGGAGAACTACAATGATATACGCAAACATCCAGTCAACATTTTTATTAGAGCTAGAGACTGAAGGTTTAGTTTCTATTGACGATGCCCTGGAGATAGCGGAAGAGAATTTCGTGTTTGCTTTAGATGACTTTGATGGTTTTAATGCTGATCAAAATGTTAAGGTCACTGAAATACACGTTCAATCTAATCGTAAAGAGGCGCTCATTACTTTCACCGCAAAAGATTTAGGGTTTGTGGATCTAGACGAAGTTGATTGGGTTTTAGAAAATGATATATGTGATACTATTGTTATTACTGAAGACGATACTCCTGATCAAGACGATTGGGATGGCATTGGTGATAGCACTATGAACAAGCACGGCACAGGATGTAAATAATATGAATAAAGAATTTGAAAATAATATGTCTGATGCAGCTATAAGTTGGTTAGAACACGCTCGGCAATATCCACAGGATCTTTTGCCTAGAGAGATAGTGTCAGCAGGTATGGCAATAGAACACATTTCTCCTGATGAAATAGATTATATTTTTAAGGAAGTATTGCACCCTTCTTGATTAACATATCGATAGTGTCTCTATCGAATTTACCAATCAATCCCCCCATCATAGCTTTACCGAGTGATGGTGATAACTTTTTAGCATCAAAGTCATACCCTCTTGATTTAGCGTCTGGTACAAATGGTATACGATTACCAACACCAGATTGTGGGTTAAGTTCAAACACACTTACTGGAGCGCCAAACGTACTGTTATAACTACCCATTACATCATGGTTATATGTAGGATGCATACTCGGTGCAATTGCTTTGCTTGTATCATAATTAGATATATTATGTAAATTACCCAACCTTGGATTAAATTGATTAGGATCAGTAACGATAGCTCTCGCTCTAGATAAATCTAATGTACCTTCGCCTCTAAAGTCATCAAAAGCCTTACCTACCTGTTTTCGTTTACCACCTAAATCCTTTAATTGTTTGATTGCATCAGGGTGATCAATGCCTTTCCACTCTGGAACACCATAATTGTCGGAGCTTGGCTTTGCACCCTTTACTCCGTTACGAATGCGAGCATCCAATGCTTTTCTAGCTTTATTAGTGAGGGAACTTCGAGCATGCTGCAACATTAAACCTGTATTGAATGTAGCAAAATCAGGAGATGGAGCGCCCATCTGATAAGGTATACCCATTGCCGATCCACGGACACCCACTTGTTTTTCCGCTTCCCTCGCACTATTTAAAATACCTTGAGCTAATATTTTTTCTGAAGCCCACGCCTTGCCGTCTTGATATAATGAATAATCCCTGCCACCATACATAGTAGTATCAACTTCGTTGCCATCAATAGATCGTATCCGTTCCATTCTACCACGACTAGTGTCTGACATACCAGAATGCCAAGGACGATCAATTAAATCTTCTGCTCTAGGTAAATTGGTTGATCTGCTTGTAGGTATATCCATTTCAACTTGCATGTCATTAACACGGTTTACATCACCCACACGTTTCAGTAATGCCGTATCTCTCGTAACTTCTGGTAAATTAACTAACCTACGATCATCAAGGGGTGGGCCACCATTGTGACCTTGAACCCAATTTACTTGAGAGGGAGTTAAATTCTGATCAGGTATATTTTTTATAACACGACCACTTGGAGTAAACCATTCTCCAATAGATCCAGCAATGCCAAAGCCAGCAGCAATTGCATTTGCTAAATTTTTATTGGCAGATAATGGATCTCCTTGCCTGTAATGCCAAACAGCGTCCGATGTTTCATTACCAATAGTGTTTAAATTTGGTTGTATTTCTGTATT